TGCACCACGAACTTTGTTTACCAATAGCTTCGAGGGAAGAGTTTTGTCTGATAATGGAATTTACGAAGAATCTACTTGTTTAACAATATTTCAAAGTAGAGATTATTATATGAATTTAAGAAGAGATGGAGATGGTAAAGAAGAGACAATAACAAATCTTTCTATAAGTGGTATTCCTAACTTTACTAATGTTGTATTTAATCCAACAATACTTGAAGAAGACTCTACTTATTATTTAGAGATAACTAATAATGATAAATTGTGGTATAGAGATAAGATATACGCAACATCTCAGACTACTTCTGAAAGAGTAACTGAGAAACACGAGATAGGTAATGGCACAATTTACAAGCCTTACAGTACAGTAGATGATAACACATACATAATATAATGAGTTCAAATAATAAAAATACAGTTAGTAAAGAATACAAGGATAGCATTAGAGTTGTCAATATGTCTTCTTACCAAGTTCCTACAATCAAAGAGGTTCACAATAAAGAGTGGGTTGCATTTGGGGATAATAACGATTATTTTGATAATCTTATAGATAGATACCTTGACAGTCCTACTAATGGTAGATGTATTAACGGTATTGTTGATATGATTTACGGTAGAGGTTTAGAATCTACTAATTCAGATTTATTTCCTGAAGATTATGTTAGAATGAAAAAACTACTTAGACCAAGAGAAGTTAAGAGACTTGTTAATGATTACAAGTTGTTAGGTCAAGGTGTTATGCAACTAACATACAACAAGGCTAAAACAAAAATACTAAAGGTATCTCACTTTCCTATGGAGACTCTTAGAGCTGAGAAGGCTACTAAAGGTGTTATAAAGGCTTATTACTATCATCCATCCTGGAAGGACTGTAAAAACTCAGATAATCCTAAAAGAATACCTACATTTGGTAATGGTAGTAAATCTCAAGTAAACGAACTTTATGTGTTTAAACCTTACAGAAGTGGTTTCTATTACTACTCTACAGTAGACTATCAAGCATCTTTGCAATATAGTGAGTTAGAATCAGAAGTATCTAACTATCATTTATCGAATATAGAGAATGGATTACAACCGAGTTTATTTGTAAACTTTAACAATGGCATACCTAATGCTGAGACTCAACAATCTATAGAGAGCAAGATTAACCAAAAGTTTAGTGGTAGCTCTAATAGTGGTAAAGCGATTATTGCATTTAACGAATCAGCAGAAACTAAAGCTGATATAGAAGCGATACATTTACCAGATGCTCACGCACAATATCAATTCTTATCTGATGAGGCAAGAGAGAAGATAATGTTAGGACACGGAATTGTATCTCCAATACTTTTAGGTATTAAAGACAACACAGGTTTTGGTAACAATGCAGAAGAATTAAGAACTGCATCTGTATTAATGGATAACGTAATTATCAGACCATTTCAAGATGGTATTATCTATGGATTAACAGAGATACTTGAATTTAACAAGATATACCAAGATTTATATTTCGTTACATTACAACCAATCGAATTTACAGAGTTAGACAACGTATCTACTAAGATTAGAAAAGAAGAGGAAACAGGAGAGAAATTATCTGCTGAAGACAATAAAGACTTTTCTGAAGAGGAGGGTGATGATATGATTAGCCAATTAGAGGCTTTAGGAGAGGTTTTAAGCGATGATTGGGAGGTAATCCATAGTGAGATATACCAAGACGAAAATGAGTCCGTTAAAATGGCTGAAATCAAGTATTCTGATAAAGCGTCATCTGAAGACGATGGTGTGTATAAAATTAGATACGCTTATATGCCAGAGAGAAAGTCTCCAAACAGTAGAGATTTCTGTAAGAGAATGGAAATATTAACAGGTAGAAAGGTTGTATTTAGAAAGGAAGATATTAATATGATGTCTTTTAGGGGTGTAAACAAAGAGTTAGGTCATAAAGGTAGAAACTACAGTTTACTAAAATACAAAGGCGGTAAGAACTGTCATCACTATTGGGAGTTAAGAGTTTACAAAAAGAAAGATGGTAAGCAAGTTGATTCATCTAATGCTTACGGAAAGGGTTTAAAAGAACCTAAGAACCCAAGCGAGATGGGTGAAAGAATGATAGATAGAGCAGATAGAGGTGCTTATAGAAGTACTTTAAATAAAATAAGAAAGACTTTAGGCATATGAAAGCATTATTCATAACAATACAAGATTTAAAAGCTAAGTCAATAATTAGTGGTAGTACTGATGCTGACAAGTTAATTCACTTTGTTGAGGTGGCACAGGATATACACATACAAAACTATTTAGGTGGTAAGTTATACGATAAGCTACAGGCTTTAATATTATCAGGTGATATAGACTTACCTGCTAATAGCGATTATAAGAGCCTTAGAGACGTTTATATTAAGCCAATGTTAATATGGTTTACTCAAGCTGAATACTTCCCTTTTTCTATGTTTAAAATTGATAATGGAGGTATATCGAAGCATAGAGGGGAAGATTCTGACTCTGTTAACTATAGTGATGTTGATAGAATGATGAGTAAGATAAATGATAGAGCTGAGTTTTATACGAAGAGGTTCTTAGGATTACATTTGCTTTAATAGTAATAAGTATCCTGAGTATAATAATAACAGTAACGGAGATATGTACCCTGACAAGGATGCTAATGAGTTTTCAAGTTTTGTTTTGTAATGAGTTTGAAAAAAAAGACATATAAGACAAAAACAGTTAACATAATAAAGCTAAATAGTTTTTATAACGAGTTTAACAAAGATAAGAAAAAGAAAGATGGCAAACGAAATATACGATAGTACTTGGTGGGGTAACCCTACTCGTAATGGATGGGGTAACATTTATTATCAATTTGCTTTTCCTTCTCCTTTAGGAGATAGATTTAGTGATAGAGTTTTGGCAGATGGTGGAACAGTTGAATCTTTAAACTGTGTAAAAAGTGCTGATTTCAATACTGCTAATTGGACTTACTATTTTAGAGTAGTTGATGATGGTGGAGTAGTAGAAAGTTTAGATTGTGTAATCTTTTAATAAAAAAATAAAATAAAATAAATAAATAAATTATGGCAACACCAAATTTAGCATTGATACCAAGTGGGTATAAAGCACAAAAAGTATATTCTGTTCTCCCTACAAATGGAGACGGGGATTTTACATTTTCACGTAGTGGTTCAGCAACGAGAATAAATAAAGATGGTTTAATAGAAACAGTAACTAATAATGTACCAAGATTGGATTATTCTGATGGGAGTTGTCCAAGTCTATTATTAGAACCAACGAGGAGAAATTTTATTAATTATAGTGAAGATTTTAGTCAATCAGATTGGGTTGAAGGTAATTCAAGTATAGAAAGTGATACTTTAATTTCTCCAAGTGGTTTATTAAATGGTTCTACATTAACAGATAATACTGCAAATACAATACATAGATTAAGAGATTCTGTATCTTTGTCTGCATCTACTGATTATGGTTTAAGTATTTTTGCTAAAAAAGGAACTTTATCTAATATACAACTTGCACTTATTAATACTGGAAATAGTAATACTGCGAGTAGAGTTTTTGATTTAGAAAATGGTGCTTTAGGAGAATCTATAACTGTTGCTGGTACATTATCAGATTCTAAAATTACTGATTATGGTAATGGTTGGTATAGATGCGAAATTACTGCACAACTTAACTCAACACCTAACACTTGGCAAGTAACACTTGCTACACAAAGTAGTGGAAATACAACTATTGCTAATCAAGTTACTTATGATGGAGATGGTAATGGTAATGTTCATTTATGGGGTGCTATGCTCGAACAAGGCTCATATACAACAAGCTATATACCAACCAACGGAAGTACAGTAACTCGTTTTGCAGAAACTTGTAATGGTGCTGGAGATGCAGATACTTTTAATGATTCAGAGGGTGTTTTATATGCAGAGATAAGTGCTTTGGCTGATGATAGTACTGCAAGATACTTTTCATTAAATAATGGTTCAAGTAATAGAGTTAGATTTGGCTATGGAACATCTACCAATAGTGTTAGGTTGTTTGTTGTATCAACTACAACTCAAGTAGATTTAACTGTACAATTATCTGATACTACATTGTTTAATAAATTTGCAATAAAATACAAAGCAAATGATTTTGCTATTTGGGTTAATGGAATAGAGGTTGCCACAGATACAAATGCAAATACACCAGTTGGTTTAGTTCAATTAAATCTTGATAATTGTTGTGGTTCTGATAACTTTTATGGGAACGTAAAAGATGTAAGAGTTTACAACAATGCATTATCAGATAGCGAATTACAAGCATTAACATCATAAATTATATACAATGAGAATTTCAAAATACGAGTTTAACAGTAAAGAACAAGCACAAGAAAAGATTGATGCTTTAGGAACTGCAACAGATGAAAACGGAAAAGAATATCCAACTCACAAAAGTACTATTGTACAATTAGGTAACATCGTTTTGGAACAAGGGGAATACGATGAAAACGGAGAAGAAATTACTGCACTAGTATTATCTGACAAATGGCATTTAGACGTTGCTTGGGATGATGCAGAAATCACATCAGAAGATGGAGAGGTAGACCATCCTTATGGTTGGAAATCTTACGCAGTTGATATTGATGGCGATGGAGTACATTCTTTCTTTGGGTTAAGCTACGATTCATTAAAGTTGTAAAAAGTGGATATGCAAGACCTAAAATTAGCGTTTATAAATTTCCTTACTTTTACAGTAAGTTTCTCTGATGCAGAGCAATGGCTAAAATTAACGCTTTTAGTGGTGTCTATTGCATATACAGTTCTAAAGATTTTTAACTTAAAAAAGAAGAGTGAGTAAATACTTTAAAGAAATAGAGTATAAAATGGATGCTGACTTTCTTGCTAAATTAGATAAGGCAAGAGAGTTGGCTAACATACCTTTTACAATTAATTCTGCTTACAGAAATGCAGACCAAAATGCTCGAGTAGGTGGTAAACCAAATTCAAGCCATTTAAGAGGACTTGCAGTAGATATAAGGGCAAACGATAGCAGTACAAGATATATTGTCTTAAATGCTCTAATAAGAGTTGGCTTTAATAGAATAGGTGTTGCGAGTTCATTTATTCACGTAGATGATGACAAAGAAAAAGCGAGTAATGTAATTTGGACATATTAAAAGGATTATTTCATACGGTTATGTTTATTATGGGGGCAATCATAAGAACTGACTGTGTTAAATATCCAAACCTACTAATGTTATTTGGTTGGTTGTTAATAATAGTTCTAACCCTTTATAAAATATTATGGAAATAAACTTAATTTTATTAGTTCCTAACGCAATGATTTTAGGATGGCAGTATCACGAACCAGAGAAAGGATTTGAATATTCAGAACTTAATCTGTTTTTATTCTTTGGTCAAATACAAGTACGATGGGAGTAATTACTCTCGTTAATCGAACAAGGGTAAATAACTAAACTTATACAGATGAAAAAGATACTTAATTGGTTTACTGGTGGTGTAATTAAAGAAATAGGTGATGCGATAGACAAACTATTTACCACAGAAGAAGAACGCTTAAAAGCCAAGAATGAGATATTCAAGGTACTACAAGAACAACAATTAGAATTACAGAAACTACAAACAGAAATAATTGTTACAGAAGCAAATGGTAATTGGTTACAGAGAAGTTGGAGACCAATACTTATGTTAGCATTTGGTTTTATAGTTATATATGTTAAATTCATTGCACCTTTATTTAACTTACCTATTCCTCCTTTAGAGAATGAGTTTTGGAACTTATTACAGTTAGGTATCGGAGGTTATGTAGTAGGTAGAAGTGCTGAAAAGATAGCAGGTAACATTACGTTTAAAAAATAAATTATATTTTATTAGGTTATTTAAAAAAAAATATATAACTTTGTAATTTATTAATACTTCACTATTATAAAAATAATTATAAAAAAATAATAATAATAATTAATATTATATTTAAAAATAATACTATTATAGTATAAAAATAAATATAAGATATCTGACCCCTATTCAATAAAAAAAATACATACTTATTAACAAAGAGTTTTTTATTTGTCCTATAATGATTATATTTGTATATGTCTAAGGAATATAAAAGAAAACAATATAGTTTTTCTTTACATAAGGTTGATTATACTGATTCCTATACTGAAGAAATGGATTGCGAAGGTTTATCTGTTTTGAAGTGGAGTATGTTTGATAGTCCTGACAAATTGGGTAGTGGAAAATACTTTATGGAAAGTGAACCAGTTTTCATATTAGATGAGGTATTTAGGAAAGATAGAATGTCAGGATTCATACTTCAAGGATATACGAGTAAGACTTATGCTGATAAGATAGCACTACCGAGTAATAGTGGTCATAGAGTTGGTAAGTCAATTAAGTTTAGGTGTATCAACAAGACTAAGAGGTTTAAGATGATTAGGGGTCTTATTCAATATGGAATAGAGAGAATACAAGTTACTAATGAATGGATATACTTCGATACAGATAACTATTTAAAAGACCCTGAATTTATTTGCGTTTAATTTTCTTTTTTGTTTTATTATGAATATTTGTTTTTAATTATGGGAGAGGTGTAAAAGCCTCTCTTTTTTTAACTTTAACATTTCTTTAACATTTTATTAAAAAATTATTTGTATGTTTGCATAGAACAATTAAACAAATGAAAATATTAATAATTAAAATAAAGCAATGGTGGAACAAAGTAATAGTACTAAAACGATAAACGACTCTGCTTGGGAAAAGTTGAAGAAACAGATTGAGTATCATTTAGAACAAGATAGTAATTTAACTGATATTAGAATCAACTACCAAGTAAAGATACCAGCAAGAGGTACAAGAAACTACTTAGGATTAAACGTAAATATAAACAACTAAATAATGAAAGACTTAATAGACTTTAAAAATGCACAGATTACTGCATTACAGAAAAGATTATTTGAATTAGAGACTAAGGTAGGTGAGTATGAAACCTACATCTTTGAACTAACAGATAAGGATTGCCCACAAGAGTACAAACAAATAGTTAAAAACGAATTATTAAAAACCGAGTAAATTATGACCATTTTAGAAAAATTACAGAGAATCCAATTAGAGCTAAAAGCACCTAAGAACCAAAGAAACAATTTTGGTAAGTACAACTATCGTTCAGCAGAAGACATCTTAGAAGCGATTAAACCTTATGAAGAGAAGTACAAAGTAGTATTTAAGATTAACGATAAGTTAGTTCAGTTAGGAGACAATGTTTGTGTAGATTCAGAAGCTAAGATTATTGATATTGAATCTATAGATAGAGAAAGTTCAGTATCATCTTCTGCACAAGCTATTATAGATTTCCAATCTAAAGGTATGCAGATGCCACAGAGAACAGGAGCTGCCTCATCTTACGCTAAGAAGTATGCTTTAGGTAACTTATTGTTATTAGACGATACTAAAGATAGTGATGCTACAAACAATCATTCTAAGAGTACTAAGACTGTATTAACACAAACAAGTAGTGAGTTTGATAAAGTAAAGAAATACTTAAAGGATGGAGGTTCTATGGAAGCAGTAGAAGCAAGATACACTATGTCAAAACAAGTTAAACAAATCTTAATTAAATAATATGAATTACAAGTTAACAGAATTACAGTCAGAAGCAGATGTTATTAATCTTATAGGTTATGATACACCAATGAAATTTAACTATACAAGTGAAGGAACTTTTGAGTTTCAAACATTAATACCTCAGATTTATGATAATATGGACTTATTTACCTATAAGGTAGAGTTCTTTACAGAAGAAGGTACTCATCCAGAGTTCTTTACTCACGACTCCTTTAGTAATTTTTTATCAAATTATCAAATACATACTGTAAGTATAGATTACAATGGACTTAATGATTCACAAGAGATTTACTTTAAACAATATCAAAGAAGGAGAGAATAAGTGGTTAGAAATATGTGAATTATCATTAAAATATTAAATAATATGAATAGTATAGAGCTAAAGCCAACAGGTAAAGAAGACCATTACAGACTTATTTTAAACGGAGTAGATGTAACAGGTGAACAAGAGCGAAGTGTGTTCAGACACATTATAGAGACCATAGATAACGGAATAGAAGTAGGAATATAAATATTAACAATTAAATTAAAATTAGAATTATGAGTTTACAATTAACAGGAACAATTAAATTAATCGGAGAGAAACAAGTATTTGACTCTGGATTTCAGAAAGTAGAATTTGTTATCACAACAAATGATGAGAAGTACCCTCAAGATGTTAAGTTTGAAATCGTACAAGATAAGGTAGATGACTTTATCAAGTATAACAAAGTAGGAGCATCTGTAGACGTAAGTTTCAACGTCAGAGGTAATGAATACAATGGTAAGTACTATGTGAGTCTTTCGGCTTGGAAAGTATTTAAATCAGGAGCTAATGCACCAGCAACAGATATTGGTGTGCCAACAGAGGAGTTAGCAACTAACGATTTACCTTTCTAAATTAGACAAGGGGAGGTTTTAAAAGCCTCCCTTTTTTTATTAATAAACAAAACAAAAAATATGAAATGTAAATTATGTAGTAAAAAGACAGAGCATTTAGAACTTCATCATATAATACCTAAGTCAAGAGGTGGAAGTAATGATGCTAATAATCTAATTAAATTATGTTCAAAATGTCACGGTCTTGCTCACAATGTTTCTTTTGTTGATGATAGAGGAGGATTAATAAAGGAATCCTGTGATAGAATAAAAAAACAAAATAAACTTGATAAAAAATGGCTGGATGAGAACAAAAAAATAGTTCACAAAAAAATTATGAAATTATATTATGAAGATGAAGATGAACATATGTTTATGTTATTACTATTAGAGAAAGGTAGATTTACACCTTCACATATCAGGAAATGGTTCGAAGATGGTAGGGTAACTTTTAAAACATCTATAACCTTTTCTTAAATTTTATTATTTAATTATTAATAAACAAAACAAAAAATATGACAGAACAAGAATTACAAGAACATAACGACCACATAATGTATATGCAATCTATAGAAGAAGAATGTGCTATAGATATAAATAAAAAGATTGAACATCCACCTGTAGCGATTAGCTTTAAGAACAAAGAGGTAGTTACTAAAGATGGTAGTGTTAAGGAGTTCCCTATACCTATTGGAACTTATGGTAACTTTAGCTTTATACAAGCACCTCCAAAGTCAATGAAGACATTTTTTGTTAGTTTATTAGGTTCAGCATTTTGTAACCCTAATGGTGATTTTACTAAAGGTATGAGTTCTTTTAGAGGTAAAAAACATTTTGTACACTTTGATACAGAGCAAGGAGACTGGCATTCACAGAGAGTATTTAAGAGAATAGAATGGATGAACAAGGGATTGAAATTAGATTTCTACCATACATTTGCTTTAAGAAAAATAGGTTATAAAGATAGGATAGATTTTATACAGTACTATTTAGATTGTATGAGAGAGGAAGGTAAAGAAATAGGTTTAATCGTAATTGATGGAATTGCAGATTTAGTTAGTGATGCCAACAATTTAGAAGAGTCTAATCTAATCGTACAAAAGGTAATGGCTTGGTCAACTGTCTATAATTGTCATATTGTAACTGTAATCCATAGTAACTTTGGTTCAGATAAACCAACAGGACACTTAGGTAGTTTCTTAGAGAAGAAAGCAGAGACACAAATACAATTAGAAAAAGATGAGAATAAGTTTGGTTGTATAACAGTATCTTGTAAGAGAAGTAGAAACACACCATTTGAATCATTTGATTTTATGTTAAATGAAAATGGACTACCTAAAATAATTAGTGCTGACGAAATACTTACTTTCTAATAAGTATGTTGATAACTTTTCAATAAAAACTATGCAATAAGCATTATATTTATAACATAAGATATAATTATGAAAGATTTTAGACCAAGATTAAAAGGTAAGATATTAAAAGCCTACCAAAACCTAACTAAAGTAGAGAACAGAGTTCTTGTTATAGGTGATTTGCACGAGCCATTTTGCTTAGATGGTTATTTAGATTTCTGTAAAGAACAGTATGCTATACATAACTGTAACAAGGTTGTTTTTATTGGGGATGTTATTGACAATCATTATTCAAGCTATCACGAATCATCAGCAGATGGTATGGGAGGTAAGTTTGAGTTAGAGCAAGCGGTAAAGAAATTAGCTAAATGGTATAAAGCATTTCCAGATGCAGATGTTACTTTAGGTAATCACGATAGAATTATTATCCGTAAAGCACAGTCATCTGATATTCCAAGTAAATGGATTAAGGAATTCTCTGAAGTATTAGAGACTCCTAATTGGAACTTTGTAACAGAGGTTTATTACGATGGTGTTAGGTATGTTCACGGAGATAAAAGTGGTAAAGCAAGAATGGCTGCAAAGAGAGATATGGTCTCTACTGTATCTGGACACTACCATACAGACTTTTATTGTGAATGGATGTTTGGTAAGACAAGAGCTATCTTCGGTATGGCAGTAGGTTGTGGTATAGATAGTAAATCATATGCTATGGGATATATGCAAGGAGGTAAGAAAGAAGCAGTTGGTCTCGGTATTGTATTAGGTGGTCATACTGCTTTTAATGTAAAGATGGACTTGTAATGACAGAGCAATCTACTATAGATTTATTAAATAACATTAAAGGTATTAACCTTTCATTAGCATCGGACACTTATAGTTGTTACGATGCTTTTGACGTTAATTACATAGTTGAAATAAAGAACAGAAGAAAGTATTATTCTGATAAAATTATTGAAGCTATGAAAATGTATAGAAACTATCAAGAAGCACAAATAAAGGGAAAGACGTTTTTATACGTTGTAACAGACGAAAAAGGAGTTTGGGTATTCAATATATCCAAGAACATATCATCTATCGTTAAAACACCTGTAAAAGCCTTTAAATGCCCTAAGACTACAGATTTTAATGACAACAGCAAGATAGATAAGTATTCTTATGAACTGCCTGAGTCAATGGCTAAATACATAGAATATGACGCATAAGATAATATCCCCTTTATTTGTAACACTACCGAGAAAGACTGTTAAAGACAAGAGGGTTGCTTTGAATATGAATACATATAGGAACTTACATCATAGAATAAGTAATGATGCCAAGAAAGCCTATTCAGAGGCTCTTAGAGAGCAGTTAGAAGGCTTGTCTATACAAACACCTGTCGAGGTAACTTATAAGGTCTATAAAGGCTCTAAAAGACGTTTAGACAAGATGAATGTAATTAGTGTAGTAAGTAAGTTCTTATTAGACTCTATAACCGAGTATGGTTGTTGGGAAGATGATTCAGATGATTATGTAAAGAAAGAGACTATAATGCCGACAGAATTAGATAGAGAGAACCCAAGAGTAGAAATAATTATAAAAGAGATTTAATGTTAGAAAAGTTAGCAGTTCATCACGAGTTATGGATTAAGATGTTAGTGAATTTAGGTTGTAAGACTGATGTTGCTAAAGACTTAGTTCAAGATATGTATCTGAGGATGCACAGACTTGTGAAAGATGAGAGTAGGATTATGTATAAGGATGATGTTAACAGGTACTTTGTATGGATTACATTGAGAAACCTTTACTATTCTTATTTAAAAGATAAAAGAAATAGTATTTTCTATGAGATATTAGAGAATGATGAGGTTGTTCAATCTGAATACGATATAGCAGAAGACGATGCTTTTGAGAATATAATGACTCAAATAAATGAGATAATATCTGATTGGACTGTTTATGATAAGAGGTTGTTTGAATTGTACTTTATACAAGGCTTGTCTTTACGAGCAATATCTAAAGGTGCTAAGATAGGATTAACTTCTATACACAATTCTATACTAAACCAAAAAGCTATATTAAGAGAACATTTATCAGAAGATTTAATAGATTACTTTAACCAAGATTTTGACAAGATATGAGACCAGACAATTATTATTTAGAATTAGAGAAACAAGGATACTACGAAACTATAGACAAGAGGTCTAAAGATTACAGAGAGTATAAAGAATGGAAAGCATCCAAGAGAAGTGAAGACTACAGTAAGTTAAAGCAGAATGTAGAAGCACAATCAAAAGGTGTAGGTGATACAGTAGCTAAGATTACTAAGGCTACAGGAGTAGACAAGTTAGTTAAATTTATAGCTGGTGAGGACTGTGGTTGTGATGAGAGACAAGTTCAGTTAAATAAGTTGTTTACTTATAAAAAGATAAACTGTATCTCAGAAGATGATTATACTTACTTAAGTGATTTTGTAGATAGCAATACAAGAAAAATAACTAATGAGCAGAAAGTAAGATTGATTACCATACACAATAACATCTTCAATACCAATCAGAAAACTAACACAAGTTGCTCTCCTTGTATATCGGGAGTAGTGAATAAACTTAAAAAGTACTTGCAAGTTTATAAATAGTTTTGTAGATTTGCTTTAAATAAAACATAAAACATTATGAAGCGAACTAAACAACAAAGATTGACCAAGTTTTGGGAAAAGAAAATAAACCCTATCACAGGATGGGTTGATGACAAAAGAGTATATAGAAGACCTGTGTATATTAAATCAATACCAAGTTATGAAAGTAATCGTTGATGCAGACAGTTTAATCTATGCCTCTTGCTTTAAGAGGAAAGATGATAGAGAGTCTCCAGATGATATATTTGAGACTGATGTAAATGTAGCTTTCGATAAGTTTGAGGATAGCTTTGATAAGTTAATTTCTTTCTTAGAGGAATTGGTAAAGATAGATGAGATTATCGTTTGTAATGGCTCTAAGAATAACTTTAGAAAGAATATATCTCCTACATACAAGTTAAACAGAACACAGAAGAGACCAGAGATACTACCTCTACTTCACGATATGGTTAAACTTGCATATGATTCAATTTATGGTGATGGGGTAGAAACAGATGATGTTGTAGCTACATTATGGGCAGAAGAGGTAGAGAAGAATGGTGTTGACTCTGTAATAATAATGTCATTAGACAAAGACTATAAGCAATTCCCCTGTTGGTTTTATAACTACAACTATAAGAGTAGAGAGCTAATTAAGATTTCAGAGCAAGAAGCAAATGAGAACTTCTACTATCAGATGATAATTGGCGATACTGCTGACAATATAAACTATTGTAAGGGGTATGGTAAGGCTTATGCTAAAAAGTTGTTTAAAGACTCTAAAAACAAGTATTCATTAGTCAATAGAACCTATAGGTTGTATAAGGAGATATATGGAGACGATGCTAAATCTATGTTTAATGAAGCTAAGTCATTACTAACACTTAAAACAGACTGTTATGAAAACATTAAGCGATGATGATAGGTATATTGTGGAGTTATACTTCTCGAATTCAATAATAGAGATTCAAGAAGGATTGCCTAAGTATGTTTTAGAAGAGATTTTAGAATATTACGAGGAACAAGAGTACTATTTGGCTTGTGCTGGTATAAAAAAGGCTTTAGATTGGTATGAGACCAATACCTTTACTAAAACAATGATAGAAATAGATAAAATAAAAGAAAATAACAAATTAAATTAAAACAAATAAAAATGAGAGGATATAATAAACAAGTAGCAGATGATTTAGCTAAAGATTACGAACAGTTAACAGGAATTGAGTTAAATAGTAATTCAAGGAAGACAGAGATAATGATTACACGAACATTATTCTATAAAATACTAAAAGACTTGAATTTTATGACTGATGAGATGATTTCTGATTGGTTTAGCACAAGAGGTGTGCAAAAAGGTCGTTCTTCTATAACTCACGCAGTAAAAAAGGTAGGTATTTACTATAAATCATATGCTTCATTCAGAAATACATACAATGTGTACTTTAATGATAAGGCAGAAGAGTTCCTTACAATAGAACAAGCACAAAAGAAGCGTTTAAACGACTCTAAACAAAATATCTATACAAATACACTAAACAAGGGTAAAGATGCCTTAGAAAGGCTTATGGACACCATTCCAGAGGATAAGAGAGAAGAAGTACGAGAGATTGTTAGTTTAAGAGTTAAATCTTGGAGTTGGAAAAATAAAGATGAATGTCAAGTTTTTTTAGGAGAAACCTCTATGGAAGGTTACTGTTTTTAATCAATAAATTATATATTATGGGAATAATAATTATAGTACTTATAATAATAGTAATAAAAATAATAGTTACAATCAAAGAGAATTAATTATGAGAGGTACACAACCACATTACGAGAACGGAAAAGATTACGACATCATAGATGTTATTAGAGACTACGAACTAAACTTTTGTAGAGGTAATATCATTAAGTATATTGCAAGAGCAGGTAAGAAGCACGATGAACTACTTGACTTAATTAAGGCACAGGACTACTTAAATAGGGAGATAGAACTGTTGAGAAATAAAGATAGAGTAGACAGGTAAATGTTAAAGAAATGTTAAAATTTGTTAAAAAGTATTGTCATTTTAAAAAAGTATTGTAGATTTGTATAATAATCAGGCAGATTGCCATAAAATAAATAATTATGTTACATTACAAAATTTACGACAACCAAAAGAAAACTGCACAAAAAGTGTTTAACTCAATTAGTCTTGGTAATAGACGAATACACTTAGTTGCACCTACACAGTCAGGTAAGACAGGAACTATTATTCATTTAGCTAATATGCTTCCTAATGACAACTTTATATTGACATCAGGAATGATGGACAATCATTTGTTTAATCAGAATAGTTATATTGCAGAAGTTGCTGCTAACAACATTAGAGCTATAAAGATACATAACTTACTTAAAGAACCTAATCCTAAGAAGATAGTTAAAGACCTTAATATAAAGTACATTGTTATTGATGAGAATCATTTTGGTATAGGTGAAGATTCAAGATTAGATTTATTTATAAAAGACTTGCATAGTAACTGTCCTAATGTTACTATCATATGGGTTGGAGCTACAGGTTACCAGTTAATAAACAGTAGTGTTATTGATGATACTATACAGATGGAAGTTCCAAGTAATTACTATGGTGTTTCAGATATAATAAAGTCAGGTAACGTTATAGACTCTAAGAACTTTGAGTACTTGTCTGAGTTAGATTCTAAGATTAGAAAAAAGAATAAGGTAGACTATGGTGTTATTGTTAACGATGAGATGATGAATGTACTTAATCACTTAAAATCATTTAAGAATGGATTAGGTATTCTTAGGGTTCGTTCAAGAGCATCTGCAAGTGTTTTAAAACGTAGTTTAGTTAATAGGTTTCCTTATGCTAAAGTTTTTGTTGCAGTATCAGGTAACGGAGGCTCGTCTATATCAGAGTCAATAAAAGATGCTAAAATACTATGCAAGAATAAAAGAGTTATATTAATTGTATGTCAATCATTGAAAGCTGGTATTGATTTAGGTGATGCAAAAGAATACATTAGGTTTGTGGTAGAGACTTATAAAACTTGTGCATCTGTGTCTCAAGGTTTGGTAGGTAGGATATGTGGTTATCACAATAACACATCTTGTTTATTTGTAGCAGACCCAGAAGCTATAGCTTTACAAGCTGCTTATGAGAATGACCATAGAGTTGTTAATGAGGATTTTTTATCTAAGTGTTTCTCAGAAAACTCAAAGAGGTTAGCTACTAACTTTTCATTCAAGAGCAAGTTTAACACTAAGAGTGAATATTACTATGGAGGTAACTCTTATAAAGTTAGTTCAATATTGGAACTTAAAAAAGAATGGTTTGCTGGTTATGATGACAGATACCTTGACAAAATAGCTAAACTTATGATTAAAATTAAAGATAGTAATGGTCAATATGTTTTAAAGTCATCAGACTATCCTTGCAATACAGATAGAATAAACACAATTCAAAGTGAAAAGTTTAAGCATAGAAAACAGTTTAACTCTTACATAAACAAAATGAGTGATAGAATTAACTTTACATCCATATTCCATAGGTTTGCTAATACCTCAGAGGGTAGAAGAAGAGGTGGATTTAAGGGTGGTGATTCTAATAAAGATTATGCTAAAGCAATAAAAGTTGGTGTTTTGTATGATAATAACGATAAAATGTTCTATATTGCGGTCAGAGATTCGCATATGACAAAGAGACAACTTAACTTAAATATTACTAATAAAACTATTTTTAACCTATTAAACGTATAATTATGAGATTTAAAGAGATTACAGTAGAACTGATAGAGAAGTACTTAGATGGAGTACTTCACGGAGACGAAGAGCATAGAGAATGGCTTACTGAAGCTACCTACGCATTCTTTGCAGAAGACAAGCCAGTACCTCCACCAAGAGGCTCAGGTACTAAAGATAGGCTTTATAAAGAGATAGAAACACTTCGATTAAAAATAAAACAATTAGAACAATGAAAGAACAACTAAAGGATAAGATATTATCAATAAGACCAGAATATTCAACAGAAGGCTTTTCTTCGAACCCACTTCCAAACGAGGTTTCTATCTATTATGAAGGAGAAGATTATACAATAGACTTATTCCTTGACATAAACGAGGTGTTAAGGATAGAGATATTAGAAGGAGAAGACGTTTACGACTTATCTGATGCAGATTTGACTTTTATATGTGGTTACTTGTCAGGTCTGTTGGAGTATCAAATAGAGATTACAAAGAACTATTACGAGGCTGAAAGAGGTCAGCAAGACAACTATTACTACTATAGCTAAAAACAAATATATGTTAGATAAAATATTAGAATTTATTGATGAGGAAGATTTATTAAAAGCCGATGGTTTTGATAATGCTATAATTGGATTAGATAACCAAAGTATGAGGTTAATATACTCTAAAAGTTTGTGTATAAATATTCTTATGTCAGATGGTATGACCGAAGGAGAGGCTTTAGAGTATTTTGAATTTAATGTTAGTTCTGCTTGGGTTGGAGATATGACACCTATTTGGTGCTTAGATGATTTGTAAAAAACAAAACAACAACACATTAGTTATCATAATATGAGTAATTCACAAGAGATTAAGCCAACAGATGGTAGAAAAGGGAATAGTAGAAAGAAATCTATTCCCAAGCTACCTGTACCAGATAAAGAGAGGTCTAACAAACCTGCAATGAATACTGCTAAGAAGAATCGTAAGAAGCAATATGCTAAGAAAGCTATCAAGAATGTATTTGGTAGTGAGGTAAATGCTTTTGAGAGTTTAGCTGAGAAAGCAAAAGAAGGTAGCTACAATCATATGAAATTACTTATGGACTATGCTTATGATGAAGACAAGGAAACCTCTACTAAGAAACCTAATGCTCCTGTGATTAATTTCTTTGGAGATAGTATCGAGGGTAAGAAGATTAAAGATAAGATTATAGATGTAACACCAAAGGATGAGTAAGATAGACATACACGAAAAATACATACCTGTTTTCAAGAATGATAGCAGGTATTTTGTTGTTACAGGAGGTAGGGGTAGTGGTAAGTCGTTTGGTATAAACGTATTCTTACTTAACCTAACCTATGAACAAGGTCATAAGATACTGTTCTCACGTTATACTATGATGTCAGCACATACATCTATTATACCTGAATTTATTGAGAAGATTAACTTAATGGGAGTTCACGATGACTTTAGGATAACTAAAGATGAGATTATGAACCTAAAGACAGGTAGCTCTATAATATTTAAAGGTATTAGAACGTCATCTGGTAACCAAACTGCTGCACTTAAATCCTTGAATGGTATAACTACATTTGTTGTAGATGAAGCAGAGGAACTTGTAGATGAGGGTACATTTGATAAGATTGACTTCTCTATACGTTCACAAACTAAACAGAACAGAGTCATTCTTATACTCAATCCAACAACTAAAGAGCATTGGATATATCAGAGGTTCTTCCAAAATGAAAACGTATTGGCAGCTTCTAATATGATTAAAGGGAATGTTACTTATGTTCATACAACTTACAAAGATAATAAGAAGAACTTATCTCAATCATTCTTAGAGAGAATTTATGAGATGAAACGTAAGAGACCAGATAAATACCAGCACCAAATATTAGGAGGTTGGCTTGAGAAAGCAGAGGGTACTATTATAAGAAAATGGAGAGTTGGAGACTTTATTCCTACAGAACTTACTTGCTATGGGCAGGATTTTGGATTTTCAGCCGATTTAACGACACTTGTGAAGATTTCGGTAGATAAGAATGCAAGAAAGGTTTGGGTTAAGGAAATCTACGGAAAACCTAATCTAAACACATCTGAGATAGCAGGTATGAATAGACGAGAGTGTGGTATGGATTTGATTATCTGTGATAATAGTGAGCCACGTTTAATATCAGAGATGAAAACATTGGGTCTTAATATAAAGCCTACAGTAAAGAAGAAAGGTAGTATATTATCTGGTATTGCTTTGATGCAAGATTATGAGATAATAGTAGATAGAGGTTCTCACG